GTAGTTTTCGATGCGGTCACGCTTTGGCACCTCCTCAATGTGGCGGCGCTGCGTGCCTTCCTGCCAGTAAATCGACAGGTTATCGGTGCGGGTGATCATCATGGCGTTGGCCGGGAAGTACGGCACGCGCACCGCTGGCAGGTTGCCGATGCGCTTCTGGCTGATGATGACATCAGCGGCAAGCTGCTCGGTGTTCGCCTGGTCTTTGTTCACAATCGGGAAATACTTGTCGGCCAGCAGCTGACGGCCCACGATGACGACCAGCTCCGGGTCTTCCTGATACCACGGCTCGATCAGGTTGTTGGTGGCGTCCATTACCAGCGCGTCGAGGTTGGCGTAGTCGCCGTCTTTGCCCACGCGGATTTTGGGCGAAATCACCGTGCCGTCTTCCTCCGTGATTTTGCTCATCACGCGGCTCGGCGCTTCGTTGCGGTACTTCTGCAGCCAGCCCACCGCCACGTCCTGCAGCATTGGATTCGCTGCGCGGTTAGAGGTTTTGGCGCGGTGCGTGCCGTTAAAGCCGATCATGATGCGGTCCAGCGCCTGTCGCTGGATGATGGAATCGCGCAGCCGCGTCTGGAAATCGTCGTAGCGCGCCCACAGGTCAAGCGTGTTGTAGCGGATATGGAAATCAAAGTTGACCTGCGCGCACTCATAGCCCTGGCTGTCGAGCGCGGAGAAATCAGCGGTTTCGCGCTCGTCGCCGCCAGCGGTATCGGTGGTGCTGGCAATCGAGCCGGACACGCCGACGCCGATTTTCTCGCCTTTCATTTCCGGCACCGGCACGATGTTGATGCGGGTCAGAAACGCGGACGACTCCTGCACGCGGGTCATCAGCTTCTGCGTGACGGACGGCTCGACGCTGAATTTCTTGTTCATATCGTCGATTTCAACGCCGTTCAGCTCGGCGACGCGGGACATGTAGGCGTTAAATTTAAAGCGGGTATTCTTGCGCATTGGCGCTCCTGTTAATCAGTAATCGGGTTTTCTCATGCCGGGCGTATCAGCAGTCGGTCTGCACGCTGCCTTTGTTGTCGCCGCCGGTCGCAGGCGGGCGACGGTTAAAGCCGCCGTCAGTTTTCGCCAGCGTCTCCTGCAGGGTGCTCAGCGCTTCGCGGTCTTTACTGGCTTCCAGCTCCAGCGCCGCGATGCGATCGGAAAAGGTTTTTTCCAGCGCGGCCACCTGCTGTGATTGGGTTTCGCCGTTCTTCTGCACCTGCTCAGCGACGGCAGTGACCGCTACGCTCACGTCGCTAAAGCGCTCGTCGTCGGTTTTTTCTTTGCGGGTAAACAGCTCTTTAACGCGCGACAGCAGCGACGGGCCTGCGTCGGCTTCGTCGTAAAACTCGATCAGAGTTTCTTCGGCGGCGGTAAACAGGTTCTCTTTGTCCTGCTTGCGGGACGCCAGCGGGCTGGCTTTGGCGGTGGCGCTGAAGCTCAGATATTCCGTGCCGAGGCTTGCCGGGTCGTCGGTCACGGCCAGACCAATCAGATAGGCTTCGCCCGTGTCGGAGAATTTCGGGTTCACTTCGATGGAGGTGTAAACCTTCTGGCGCGCTTTAGTCAGCTCGACCAGCTCCGGGGTGGGATCGATGTAGCCAAACAGCGCGAGCTTGCCCGCCAGCGGGCCTTCGGTAATCTCTTCGGCTTCCACCTTCGTTACGTCACCAAAGCGGCGGAACGTGCTGTCGGCAGCATAGCCTTTGATGTGTTCCATGTTGACGCGTGCGCCGTACACGGTGGGGTCATAGTTTTTCGCCATCTGCGAAATCCAGTCGCGGGAAATCTCGCGGCCGTCGGTGGTTGCGCCCTGCACAGCGATGCGGAAACGCTTTGCTTTAGTTGCCATTAATCAGGCTCCGGTCAGTGGATTGGTTCGGTTCGGGGCCAGTTTCACCGCCGCCACCCAATCCCTCAACGCATGCCCGCCCGCTCACGTATCAGCAAACAGCGAGTGCAGGCGCGCCCAATGTGCCACCGGTAGCCTTACCGGCATGAACATGACACCCGGCACCATCATCAGCGATCCGCGCCGTCAGGCTGCGCTGCTTTACTGGCAGGGGTTTTCCGTGCGCCAGATTGCGGAGACGCTAGGACAGAAAACGCCGACCGTGCAGAGCTGGAAGCTGCGCGACGAATGGGACAGCATCGCGCCCATTAGCCGCGTGGAAGCCAGCATGGAAGCGCGGTTGATTCAGCTCATCATGAAAGAGGTAAAGGGGAACGGTGATTACAAAGAGATAGACGCACTAGGCCGCCAGATTGAACGGCTGGCGCGCGTTGAGCGCTACCGCAGCAGCGGCAACGAGGCCGACTTGAACCCTAACGTGCGCAACCGCAACAAAGGCGAGCGCCAGCCGGTGATTAAAAACGTATTCAGCGACGAGCAGACCGACAAGCTTACCGGCCTGTTTATGGATGGTTGCTTTGCGTACCAGCTCGGCTGGCATCAGGCCGGACTCGCCCACCGCATTCGCAATATCCTTAAATCCCGCCAGATTGGCGCCACGTTTTACTTTGCCCGCGAGGCGCTGATCGATGCGCTGACCACCGGGCGCAACCAGATTTTCTTATCCGCAAGCAAGGCGCAGGCGCACGTCTTCAAAAACTACATTCTCGATTTCGCCCGTCAGGTTGACGTTGACCTGAAAGGCGATCCGATAGTGCTGCCCAACGGCGCGCGCCTGATTTTTCTCGGCACCAACGTGCGTACCGCGCAGAGCTACACAGGCAATCTGTACCTGGATGAATATTTCTGGATACCGAAGTTTCAGGAGCTGCGCAAAGTCGCCAGCGGCATGTCGCTGCACAAGAAGTGGCGCACAACCTATTTTTCCACGCCGTCGAGCCTGTCACACAGCGCTTATCCCTTCTGGTCTGGCGAACTGTTCAACAAAGGGCGCCGTAACAAAGGTGACCGCATTGAGCTGGATCTCTCGCACTCACATCTGGCGAAAGGCGCGCTGTGCGGCGACGGGCAGTGGCGGCAGATTGTCACTGTTGAGGATGCGCTGACCGGCGGCTGCAACCTGTTCGATATCGATCAGCTGCAGCTCGAGTACAGCCCATCTGAATATCAGAACCTGCTGATGTGTGAATTTGTCGACGACGAGGCCAGCGTGTTTCCGTTTGCCGAGCTGCAGACCTGCATGGTCGACAGCCTGGAAGAATGGACGGACTTCAACCCGTACGCGCTGCGCCCGTTCGACTATCGCCCGGTGTGGATTGGTTACGATCCCTCACACACCGGCGACAGCGCCGGATGTGCAGTCATCGCGCCGCCGATGGTGAAGGGCGGCAAATTCCGCGTGCTGGAGCGCCACCAGTGGCGCGGCATGGACTTTGCCGCACAGGCGCAGTCGATTAAGCAGCTCACCGAAAAATACACCGTCGAGTACATCGGCGTGGATGCCACCGGCATCGGGCAAGGCGTATTCCAGCTTGTTCGCCAGTTCTTCCCGGCAGCGCGCGAAATCAAATACTCGCCTGAAGTCAAAACCGCCATGGTACTGAAAGCGAAAGACACCATCAGCAGCGGGCGACTCGAATACGACGCGGGCCAGACCGATATCACGCAATCCTTTATGGCAATCCGCAAAACCATGACCGCCAGCGGCAACCGCTCAACCTACGAAGCCAGCCGCAGCGAAGAAGCCAGCCACGCCGACGTCGCGTGGGCAATCATGCACGCACTGCTTAACGAACCGCTCACCGCTGCCAGCGGCGGCGATAACCCTTCATTCATGGAATTTTACTGATGAGCAAACGCAAAGACCGCAGGGCATTTACTGCCCAATCCCAGCCATCACCGGCCGCGCCGCAGCCATTCGAAGCGTTCAGCTTCGGCGAGCCAACGGCGGTGCTGGATAAGCGCGATATTATGGATTACACCGAATGCATCCATAACGGGCGCTGGTACGAGCCGCCGGTCAGTTTTCACGGGCTGGCAAAAAGCCTGCGCTCGGCGGTGCACCACAGTTCGCCGCTGTACGTTAAGCGCAACATTCTGGCTTCAACCTTTATCCCGCACCCGCTACTGAGCCAGCAGGAGTTCAGTAAGTTTGCGCTGGATTATCTGGTATTTGGCAACGCCTTCGCCGAGCTGCGCCGCAACACGCTCGGTCAGCCGCTGCGCCTTGAAACGTCACCGGCCAAATATACGCGGCGCGGCGTGGAGGATGGGGTTTACTGGTTTGTGGGGGAATTGAAGGAGGCGCACCAGTTCAATGCGGATCAGGTGTTCCACCTTATCGAGCCGGATATTAATCAGGAGCTGTATGGCCTGCCGGAATATCTCAGCGCGCTTAACTCCGCCTGGCTGAATGAGTCCGCTACGCTGTTCCGCCGCAAGTATTATCAGAACGGCGCGCACGCCGGTTACATTCTCTATATGACCGACGCGGCGCAAAGCAGCAGCGATATCGAGCGTATGCGACAGGCTATGCGCGACACCAAAGGGATCGGCAACTTCCGCAACCTGTTTATGTATGCGCCCAACGGTAAGCCGGATGGCATCAAAATTCTTCCGCTTAGCGAAGTGGCAACACGGGATGACTTTTTCAACATCAAAAAGGCCAGCCGCGACGATCTACTAAGCGCGCACCGCGTACCGCCTCAGATGATGGGGATTATTCCGGATAACACCGGCGGATTTGGCGATGTGGTGAAGGC